AAAAAATCTGTTGATAAACTTGCTGCACCTACCGTTGCATCAGTTGGTTTTCCGATGTCAAAAGTATTACCAAGAACGATACCGAAAAAAGTATCTGAGCTTGCAGGGTTTCCTGTAAACGTAATCTGACTGCCCGATATTGTGAATGCACTTATTGGTTGCTGTACGACACCCGAGACAGAAATAATTACGGATGCTTCTGTTTCTGGAGACACAGCTGTCCCACTTGTAGTTAAGTTAAACGTAGCCGTGGATCCATTAAAACCCGAAGATATATCGTCCAAAATCTGATACGCCCCTGTAAGCGGAACTTTTCCTACGTAAGCCATATATTAATCCTTATTCTCCGTTATCTTATATTATGGTTTTGTTGGAAATACAACAGCATTTGCTTGTTCGACTGTCGTAACTCCATTAGTTAAATTTCTCAATTCCTGCCTGTAAGTAGTCATTTCTGCTGACATGGTTCTGTCAGACATTCCATGAAAGTCTGTTTCTGCTAGTAATGCATTTCTTTTAAATCTTAAATTTTGCATAGCTTTTTCAAATAGACTAGGAGCTGAATTTTCTCTTGCATTTAAAGCAGTCTCTTCTTCTGCTGTTAATTCAATTACTTCATTATTTATTTGTTTGTATCTAACCATAATTAACCATTTTTTTGTCCATAAACCATAATAGTACCACTAGCTTGCCAATTTCCTGATGCTGGATAAAATTTAATTTGAGTAAATGAATCAGATGTATTCATCCAACAACTAAAAAGTTCTGCGTAAGAAGTTGCATCACTGGCAAATCTTTTATTAGTTACTCCAATTACAGATGTTCTCATTGATTGTTGAGGAGTTGTAATTATTATATCTGCATTAATTGTGCCTGAGTCATTGTGTGCATTTCTTCCCCATTTGCAATTAGAACCACTTTCACTACCTTCAGCACTATCAGTGCTACCTCTGTAACCACCAACAGTATATTTATAATCTGAGGTTTTTTCAGTTCCACCAGAATCTAAAAATGTAAAATATAAATCTTGGTTAGTTGTTTCTACGGATATACCAGCAATTATTATTCTGTAAGATGTATAAGTTGAACTAAAAGGTGGGTTTATAGTTACACTTGAAGCATTAGTTACACTAGTTGTAGATAATAAAACTAAACCTGCAGAAGTAAAACTAGTCTCACCTGTACCACCGTTAGCCGCTGGTAATGTTCCTGTTACTGCTGTTGTTAATCCTACTTTACTTATTGCCATAATTTAAGCTCCCATTAATGCTTTTATTTCATCGTCATTAAGACCTAAGTCTTTTAGTTTTTGTTTGCCAGATGATTTTTTATTTTCAGTATTTTCTTCTGCTATTTTTTTATTTTCTCTCTCAATTCTAACTTTTTCTGCTCTTGCATCAAAAGCAGCTTCTTCTTCTGCTGTTGCTTGTCTTTTAATTCCATTTTCATTTATAAATCTTACCATTTATTCTCCTTTAACTTATTCCATATAATTTTAATTTACCTGAAGCTAAATC